GCCGTATATCAGCGCAGCAGTATTGTCAGGAGACACTATTGCTAACAACTACGTAACCGTTAAGGAGAATGTAAAGTACAAAATGGTACTTAAAACATTATCTTCTACAAGCATCGTTAAGGCTTGGGGTTGTGACTTCGATAACGCTGACTCTGCTTTGACTTTGGCTGAGCGTGTATTGACTGTTACTGACCTTAAAGTAAACGTTGAAGTTTGTAAGGACCAATTCGCAAAAGATTGGGAAGCGGCTCAAACAGGTCGTGGTTTCATCAATGACACTATCCCTGCTAACTTCGCTGATTTCTTAATCGCGCACCTTTCAGGTAAAGTAGCTGAGAACATCGAGTACACTTTGTGGCAGGGAAACTTCGAGAGTTCATCTTACACTTCTTTCAATGGTATTTTGAAAGTGTTGGATACTGCTAAGAGTGGTACTCCTGATGTAGATTTCGCTAACGCTTTCACAGCTTCTAACGTAATTGCATCTTTAGAGACTTTGATGGCTGCACTTCCTGCTACATTGATCGGTGATGCTTCTGTTAAGCTTTACGTTAACCGTAAGACTGCTCAACTTTATCGTCAAGCTTTATCAGCTTTAGGATATTTGCAACAATTCAACGCTGCATCTAACTACCCTCTAATGTTCGATGGATACGAAATCTATGTATGCCCAGGTATTCCTGACAACGTAGCTCTTTTCGCTAAGCCTGAAAACTTGTTCTTCGGTACTGATACAGTATCTGACTTCAACGAAGTTAAGGTTGTAGACATGTCTGTAACTGATGGATCAGACAACGTAAGAATGGTTATGAAGTTCCGTGCTGGTACGCAAGTAGCAGTTCCTGCTGAGGCTATCTTAGGATTCATGAATCCCTAATTAATACTCCTTTGTTAAAAGAGTGGGTTGGCTATGAGCCGCCCATTCTTTGCAAAGAATAGTTTAAAAAATAACAAAAAAATTCACACACAATATGAGCTGTCTAACTACCGCTGGCTTTAATGTACAATGTCGCGAGGCGATCGGGGGGATTAAAGCAATCTACCTGGGTGCTTACGATACATTTGCTAACACCGCTACTATTGACGGAACAAGTAACTTAGTTACTGCTCTTGCAACAGGAAGCGTTTACGAATTCGAATTGCCTAAGAACACTGGTTCATTTACAGAAGAGGCTGCAATCTCTATTGAAAATGGCACAGTATTCTATACTCAAACTATCGTAGCTTCATTTCACGGAATGAGCGCTGCACGTGCACTACAACTTCAAAATATTGCTAAAGGTCGTAATATACTTTTTGTACAAGATAACAACGATAATTTGTGGATGTGTGGTTACAAAGATGGTGTTGAGGTTACTGCATTCACTACTACTACCGGTACTGCGAAAGGAGACATGGTAGGTTATACCGTGACCTTTACAGGTGAAGAGAAAGATAAGGCATACTTACTTGACCAAGATGCTGGAGATACTCCATTTGAAGATTTCTCAACTGTTACTGTAGTACCAGGTTCACTATAAGTAAATTTGTGCTATATTTAAAGCATGATTTACTTACTTAAAAATACAGCAGCACAGCTCCTCTACTTGACACTCAAGCAAGGGGAGCTTTTGCTGTCTAATACATACACTCATTATCTGCTTGAATTAACAAACGAGCAGACACTTCAAAAGCTTTACGCTATCCCAACTAAGGTAGCAGAGAATGATAGGTACACTACCATTCAGATTGGCACGAATGCCAACACACCAACAGCTGCAAGCCTACTAATTAACTACCCAGCACGTTTCAGCTACATAGTTTATGGCCAAAATAGCAGCACTAACTTAGATCCTACAAACGCGGCAGTAGAGGGAGTAATAGAGAAAGGATATTTAATAGTAGAAGATGTAACTACTCCTCGCTACACTGAGCCGAATTTAACAATAGATAACGATATTACTTACAATGGATAATATAGCACAGCCATCAGTACCAATGTTAGTGAATCTTGGCGCAGCAATGCCTCAGGAAGCTACCGAGAAAGAAACACCTAAAGGATGGGTAACACTTGGCGAGGCTAACTTGTTTAGCAATTATCTCATTGATTTGTACTATGCCTCTCCTGTGCACTCTGCTCTAACCATGAGCATATCTTTTATGATTGCAGGAAAGGAAATTAAGAGCAATAATCCTGCTGCTCAAAGAGAGATAGATAGACTTAAATTAAACACTATTCGTAGACCTATAGCCTTAGATGCAAAGATGCAAGGCGGCTACTACTTAGAAGTGATTTGGAGCGTAGATAGAAGCACCATTGCTAAGATTAACCATCTGCCTTATGAGAATTGCAGATTAGCTGTTGCGAATGATGAGGATATTATACCGGGTATCTACTACTCTAAAGATTGGAGCGACACTCGTAAGAAGAAAAATATTCCTGTGTTCATCCCGATGTACAATCCTACCACGAAAGCAGATGAGCCTTCTCAAGTGCTATTTGTTGGAGTGATGACACCAGGCAGCGCTTACTATCCTAAGCCTGATTACTACAGCGCTATTAACTACATTGAGATTACTCGCGACATTAGCGAATTTTATAGAGCTTTCTTGAGCAATGGAATGGCACCGAGCTATTTCTTGCATATGAACAATGGTATTCCTGATCCCGAAGAGCAGATGGCTATTCGCAGAAATTGGGAGACAATGGTGGGCGCAAAGAAAGCAGGTAAAGTAGTATTCACATTTAATGAATCTGCTGATAGAGCACCACGTTTAGACTTAGTGCCTATGAGTGATGCAGATAAGCAATGGCAAGAGTTAAGCGTGCAGTCACGTGAGAACATCTTAGCAGCTCACAGAGTTACTTCACCCCTACTTTTCGGTATCAGAGATGCA